CAAAGCTCGCTTAATCTGCTTTATCTTGCGCGCCACTTCCCCGCTGTCCCCAAACCGCCTTATAGCCGCCGGGTGGGGTAAAACAAAATCCGCCCTATCACCCAGAGCGGATTTGGCGGTTCGACCCAATGCTACCACTATCTGCGGGCTGGCCCTATCTAACTCCCGCTGTAACCAATTTTGCCATTCTTTAATCTCATCCTCGGTTGGCTCTCGCACCCTGCCTCTATCGTCCGTCAGGAACAGCGGGACTGCATTAGTGAGAAACACTTCATCGGGCTTGAGGCCCAGCGGTTTAAGGTAAAGCTCCTTGAATGTCTCGCCGCTAGGACCTGTAAACGGCTCTCCTCTGGCCGCTTCAACTCTGCCGGGAGAAGCACCAACAAAGGCCAGTTTTGCGTTTCTTGGCCCACGACTAGGGACTATATCTTGCGCCGACTTTTGAAGCACTTGGCCGCGTTTCGCTATGTCTATAGCTTGCGCGGCAGTATATGGTTCTTTGCGGGTCTTGTCTACATCAACAACTCTAGCGCCCAGCCACGCTAATTCTTTTTTCTCTTCATCCGGGATAAGCTCCAGCACTTCGACCGTTATAATGTCGTTAACCTGGGCCGTTATGTTAGTTGAAAACGTTTTACCCAGATCGATGTACTCTTTATCATCTAACTTGCAAGTATTCCGCCACTCCATGCCAACACTGGGTAGAATCCCGCCCCAGTAGTTGTATGCACCTGCCTTCGTCTTCTGCTTTCCGAGAACAATGACTTTCAGCTCAATAACCCGCTTTAGCTTAAACCACTCGTCAGTGTTGCCGTCGGTTTCATACTTGCCGTCGGCGGTCTTGGCTATCAGCCCCTCGGAGCGGTCTTGGCCAAAGGCCCACCGGGCCGCAACTTTCGCTCCCTGTGGAGACTTACACCATTTAAGAGGCGAGATAAGTAACGGTTTCTTCAAATCCAGTGATTCCAGCACCTTCCGCCTATCTTTGAAAGGCTTGTCGCTTAAATCCTCATTCCAGTAAGGCACATCGAATACAGTTAGAACTGGTGTCTCGTTCTCAGCAAACTCCGGCTTCTCGCGGTTAAACTTCATTAAGTCTGGCCTTGCTGCCCGCTTGCCATCGCGGAGCATTCCTAAATCGCAGTCCAGGATAAAGTCGGCGTCCAATTTCTCTAGGGCCGCCTTGATTTCAAGGAACTTGTGCAGTTGGTCTTTACCATATTGTCCTTCAAACCAGAGACGGACGCCCTTACTCTTCTTGCCCTCCACTATTACCCTGTAACCGTTATGTTTCGCCTCGATAACCAGTGGCCAGCGATCTTTTGCCCAGTCCAGCAACTCGTCAATCGTGTAAGCCTCCGTATACCCAGCCATGCTCGGCTTAGGTGGTAACCACTTCGGGCCAAATGGCTGCAGTCCCGCTTTGGTTATAGCCTCCGGTTTTTGCAACACACCGCGCACATATACCAGATCGCCGTTCTGGATTTCTTCCAGCTTCTCTACTTCAAACTTCGGTCTGTCCTCTAAGAGGTCATCCTGTGTCCAAAAGGCAAAGCTGGACTTATTCCAGAAGCTTTTGTGACCGGGATGATTAAATGCACCCTCACCCTTCGTGCTCGGCACTTCAAACACGAACCTGCCGCCGGGTTTTAACACACGCCAGATTTCAGCCATAATCTTCTCTTTGTCTGACAGGTGCTCCAACACATGGTTAGCACGGATTTCGTCGGCACTGTTATCCGAATAAGGTATGCCTTGTTCTAAATCATGAACAATGTCTACCTGCGGGTCGGGTTCTTTATCGATGCCGATGTACTCGCTACTAGGTTTAGCATTACCGCAACCCAGATCAAGCTTCAATGTGTCAGTTTTGACTACTTCCCGCTTAAATTCCTGTTTGCGCCTCAGCACTAAGTCAAAGATAGGTAGGTGATCCCCATGCGGGCCAGTCGGCCCGTCGATATAGTGGAGTAGCCCCTTCTTCTGCGGGTCGAGCACCTTCCGCACTGGCAGCCAGACGTTTTGCGCCTGTACCAGGAAATTGTCCCCGCTCTCGTCCCGGTTGGCACGGAAAAGCACGTCTATATCGCCAGGTTTTTCCTTGCCGGAAGCCGCAGAACCCACCACGCAGACGAAGTTGGGAACAACGATCACTTCCTGCTTTTTAGCGTTTGAATACCATTGCGATAGCCTGAGCCATGCCATGCGGATTTCATCATCAGGCGCATCTTTCAGTTTATCAGGACGCATCTCGGTCAGGGCCATCTTCTCCAGGAAGGACGGCTCCTCCGGCTCGCGCCAGCGGGCCTTGCCGCCTGCGACGGGCATGGCGGCGCGGTGGATGGCTTGCCAGACCCAGTCCGGGAGAAGCTTCTTGGCTTCGTTCAAAGCTGATTCGAGATACTCTTTGCTTGGCATCTATGATCGCCTCTTTGCAAGTCCTTCTGCACATCTACAATTAGGATGAAGGATCGGCCCCGCAATCCCGCCTTCATAGGTTCCATTTATCGGTGCCCGCTTGCCATCCATCGCCATACAGCGCTCGCAGAGCCGGTCGTCCGGGGTTACGATCCATTCCCGCTCCAGCTCCGTCTCGTCCAATAATCCCTGATCTACCATCTGCCTCCAGGCTTCTCTCTGACCAACATTGCTGGCGATCAATGTTTCTGTTCGGGCTATCGTTTCCGCCCTATCCCGCAACAGTCTCTTCGCATAAGTTCCCGCCCGCTTATCCGCCGTGGCTTTTGATGCACCCGCCTCGATTTGTCTGCGGCGGAAGTTTTCTACCGCCCGGCCCTGCCGCTCCGTCAGACCTATATGTTGCCTTATCTTCCTTGCTTGTTCATATGGATGGCCGCCTTCATCGAACGCCCGACGGATTATCGCCCGGATTGCCTGACGGCTTTCCTCGGTTATCTGCGTGATTAACTCCCCGGTGTGCTGATTGATAAATTCGACCGCCCGGGGGGTGAGCAGGTCGAAGCGCAACTCCACTTTCAGCTTCCTACTCAACCTCCGGGCGGTGGCTTTTCCCACTTCGCCTACAATCTCTTGGAAAACTTCTTTCACCGTTACAAGCCCCGCGCCGAACACAGCCCAGTCGATCATGTTCTCTACGGAAGCCAAGTCCCCAGTCTGAAGAGCTTCAGCCATCCTCGCCACCACCACCTTCTCCTGGGTGGCGGCAATAGCGAGAAGAAAAGCTCTCTTAACTTTATCCAGCTTACTGTCTGCCACGCGGTGGAGCAGCTTCCATTCGGGATCCTCGGGCTTTACGGCCTTGAGAATTCGTTGCTTTGGTGGTCTCAGAATAAACATTACTCTTCCTCCACGCTCCCGCTCGGCAGGTTGGCTACTTCAAGCAGGTATTTCTCAAGCTCTTTGTTCGGGAAAAGCGGCATGCCAGCCCCTGCCAGCTTGCTAACAAAGTCCCCTAGCTCGCTTAGTTCGATACTTTCCACATCCCCGTGCCTCAACTCCGGATAATTCTCAACCTTAAAGTCGTTCAACTTGAACAGCCGCGGTACCGCATGGGTATTGAGCACATCTTCAATCTCGTCCAGAAATGCTCCAATGGCCACGGCGAATAAGTGCGTTTTAGAGCTTGCCAACGCAAAACTCCCCACCTTCTGCGTGCCCAGCATGATAAAATCAGCCAGTACCGTCTGCGCTATCTGGGTATTGTATCTCTGAATAATGGCACCAGTGTCGAACTGTCTGCGACCACCTGTAGATAACAGCTGAATATCATACAGCTTGTTGCCCTTCTCATCGTAAGCCAGCGGCATAACTATGCCTTCTTGCTGGTCGCGGCGGATTTTGGTTACCAGGTCTTTGAACTTCTGCTGCGCCGTTCTCTCCTCGTCTGACTGCGGAGCGGCGATATTCGGCGGCACCCATACTACCGGGAGACCAGCCAGGTCGCGCTCGACGCCTATGCCCTCAATGGTCTCAATGTTTTTCTTAAAAAACCATGGTTTGTAACAATTTCTAAGTAAACTTCTTCCTTGCGGTGAATTTTTAGCTGACTCGGTGCGGAATAAAAGCAATTTCTCAATAGGTATTTCCCGTAATTTATAATCAGGCGGTGCCACCTGTCTAATACCCTGAACTCCGCCTTCTTCGTCAAATATCCACTCCTGTATTGTGTCCTGGCTGCGGATCGAGAATTTACGCCAGCCTATTTTGCCGTCGTTATACTTGCTACGCCTTTTTGGATCCTTGTTATCGCCCATGCGACGCTTGTACACAATTTCAAAGACTGAATAACCATATACCAACATAGACAGCACTTCGCTGATGAAGTCCTGCCACGAATGGCTGGTATCGTATAAACACTCGTTTAAAAACCGCGCTGCTTCCCTGTCCTCGTTAGTTTCACCGGCGGCGTCTACGCGCCAATCTACCTGGCGGCAGAGCATCTTTATGGCAAAAATGATTGCCCCTATGATTGGATCATTGTCCGCCATCTCTCGGTAGACGCGAGTAGCCTTAGTACCTTTTAAATCAGCATACCACTCCTCGGCGATGTAGCCACCCCACCGGGAAAGCCCGGTTGTTCCTAGTTCCGACATCATCTCTTTTCTTGTTAGCTCAGACACGCATTATCGCCTCCAGCGGCTTTCGCCGTCTATGCCAATAGGGGCAAGAACTTTAATTTTAGATCGAGAATTAAGCCTGTTTAAAACTTGCGTCATCGCGTCCACTTGATCATCATTCGCCCCGTTCGGGAACGCCGCACACTCCTCGATAAAGTCATGCACCCAGGGCGCTATGCTCGGGTCGGGTAAGTATACGTTCCCGGCCTCGATATCCGGCGATACCGCGGCAGCCCGCGCCTCTTTGCTCCCTTGCGGCTCTACTGCGATTAACCCCGGTATTTCGCGCTTCAAGGTAGCGATAACCGCCGGGCCGTTAGCCTTATCTTCTACCAACTTTGCACGCGCCTGCGGCCATTTGGCTGACAGGCTCCGTACGGCCTGGACAGTAGCAGGGAAGTCCATCCGGTCGCGTATCTGGTCCAGCAAGTACTTATCAGCGCCTTTTCGCCCCCAAACCTGGCCGACCACGTAGCTCCCGCTCGTCGTTTCTTTAAAAGACATATCCCAGGACTGAATGACTTCATCAAAGCGTTCCGGTGCCTGGCGATAAAACTTCCACCAAGACCGCTTCAAAATCCCGCCTTCCATCGGCGAAGGCTGCTGCTGGTAAAGTGCGTTCCACCAAAAAGAACCTAGTCGAACTTTTGTCCCTTTCAGCGTTTCTTTCGTAAAAAGTTCCGGGCAAAGAGGTTCCTCCGGTTGCCGACCGAGCATATCATTATTTTCAGCCAGAGCTGGCAGGTTCACGATCTCCCACCTGTCCCCGCCCTCTTCTTGAGCTTTCAGCAGCCGTCCAGCCAGGTCGTCTTCATGCCAGCGGGTCATAACCAGGATAATTGCTCCTTCTTCCTGAATACGGGTTGAAAAGGTTGCCCGGTACCAGTCCCAGGTGGCATCCCGGTAAGTCTGGCTCATGGCATCCTGGTCGTTTTTAACCGGATCGTCAATAATCGCAACGTTGGCACCTTTCCCGGTGATAGGCCCCCGGACACCAGCAGTGACCATGCCGCCTTCATGCCCTCCGATATCCCACCGACTGGCAGCTGAGGAATCACTTGAGACTTTTACACCAAACAAAGAAGGCCCGAATTCCTCAAGGAGATTTCGCGCCTTACGGCCCCAACTCGCCGCAAAATCGGCTTCATAGCTGGCCAGGATTATGCGTTTGTCCGGAAATGTTCCCAGATACCAGACCGGAAAGTACCGGCTGGTTAGTTCACTTTTTCCATGACGCGGCGGCATAAATATCATCAAGCGTTTAATTCTGCCAGCAGCCACATCTACTAACTTTCGGTTCAACAAAAGTAAATGTTCAAACGGTACCCAACGCCCTTCGCTAACGGTCCATGCAAAGTGGGCCGGTGTCACGGCCCGCAGCGCGGCGTAGGAGGTTTTCGGCGAGATCGAGGGCTTCCGGATCGGCGATGATCCTTTGCGTAATGTCATACTCATGTTTGTTCACCATCTCCGGCCTGGCCGTAGGCTTACCGGAAAGATGTTGGGCATCCTGGATACCGTAATGCATGGCACCTACAACGGCCCGAAGCCAGGCAGCAGCGTCGCGGTCCTTACCGCCGGGCGCGGCCATGAATTGGCGGGTTTCCCTGACCCCGGCCTCGGCCAGTTTATAAAGCTCATCTGCCAGGGATTTAAGGCGGTCAACTATATAATCCTTAACTTCGGCTGTTGCAGCTCTAGCGGCCTGCTCAGCCATAGCTTCTAACTTTTTAGGTGTCCCGTCCCGTCCCAGGTGTCCCGTCCCGTTTTGTTCTGCAAGCCATCGCCCAATAGTGGCCCTGGGAACGCCCATAGCCTTAACAGCTTCACGAACAGAAGTTTGTTGAGCTAAGGCAATAGCCTTTTGTTTTTCTTCGTCTGACCATTTTGACCATTTATTCCTAGCCACAGACATTCACCACCAAACATAAAAGCCGCCCTCTCGGACGGCTCCCTGGTATCATATTACCATAGCTTACCCTTTTTAGGCTTGCAAAAAACTTGCAGATTTTTAGAGATAATACACTTTGCCACAATTAGGGCACTTACCTATTGCACCTATTGTTTCCCCTCCCTTGGCAACACGCTCTAACTTTACATGTGTTTTGATTATGCGATCATTTTTTGTTCCGCAAAGGCATAAAATATCTTTTTCCTTCACTGGAATAGATTTTTCTATTTCCTCCTCGTTCAGGCCCAATAGTTTTCCCATTATTTCTAATCGGTTAGATGCCATAATCACCAACCCCTTTAATTTAGCTTACCACCATCCAAGTCTTTCCGCCACCCCATACACAAACCCCGTCCTGTACCGGTGAAACGTGCTCTCGTCCATCGACAACACCTGAGCCATATCCTGCGCCCGCATATCAAAACGGTTATGCCCCTCCATCTGCGCTTTTATCTCCTCTGGTGGCTGCCAATTTATTGCAAGGCTATACTTGACCCAAATTACCCGCCGAGCCTCCTCTTTGGCCCTGGCATATGTCTCGGCAATCGCCCGGGTTATCCGTTCCATTTCCCGCAACAAAATACTGTCCGCTAGTTTGGTGGCCCGTCTCTCCACCTTGCTTTCCGGCGCAATATCTTGCCCCACGGCCACGGCTAACGGCGATTCTCCCGCGAGGATGATTTCCCGCCGTAGTTCCTCGATCCGCTTCAGAGTATCCCAGTAGGCGTATATTTCCGCCTCAATGTGCCTAAACGTCGCTCTTTTTAACTTCACTTGCCCACCCCCTGCCGGGTATGGTATACTTTGCCTGGACGTTCTCTCACTGGCCCCGGCAGGGGCTTTTCTTTATGTCTCCATCACGTCCTCGAAAAACGCCCGAGCATCCAACCTAGCCTGAGCCTCGTATTTCTCGCTCACCCACCACTGCTTTAGCGCCGCATCCCAGCGCCGGTGCTCCGGCGGAATATGGCGTTTGAGGGCGTCAACAAAGTCCTCGTCGTAAGGTGCCTCAATGTAGATCCCGCCCTGTTTAGCGCGGGTAATGTAGCAGTAATTTGGGACCAAACTAATCGACCTCCCGGGATGCTCGGTCTTTTAGCAACTTTACTTGATCCAGCCGCAGGTCTATCTCCGCTTTCTTTCGCACGATTACCCAGCCGCAGGGCGAATGCGCATAAGTCGCCTGATCGTCGCTTAGCATTCGCAAGTCTAACTCTGGCCCTACTACCAGCCCAACATATTCCTCGCCAAGGCCTATAGCCAGTTCTTTTCCGCAGATGGGGCATTTCACTTTGGGCATCAGCCTACTTCACTCCCCCGCAGTTCCTCCGTCTCTTTCTCGCCAGCCCACCGCCACGTTGCTGGTCCAACCTGCTCGACCGGCCCTCCGCGCTGTCGCAGCGAAAACAGAGCAAATCCCAATGAATGCGCGGGTCTTTTGGCAGACGATGTGACACCCATAGCCTGCACGCGCTCCCAAATTTCCGTCACATGCAGTCCTTTCGAAATTAGGCCGAACATTTCTCTTCCTTCTCCCGCCAGATAGTCACTTCAGTCTTCTCAGGCTTACCCCGGCAACGCTCTGCTTCAATCCTCACAACCTGTGTGTCGTCGTAATAGGCCACGCCGTTTAGCCCGTCCTGCACGGCCTTCAAGATGTTGTCCAGGTCGCCCGGCCTTCCGCCCCACCAGTAGGCGATGACTTTTATACCCACTAGCCCCTCCCAGGGCTCCGGGAAGTGTTGCCGTGCAACCCATCCCACGTGCTGCTTGTAAGCCAGGTAACGGGCTGCATTGCGCTTTACCCACTTCCCCCGCCGCGTCATCCTCGCCGCCGGGACCGGACGGCCAGGGACGGTGAAGCTAATCTTTGTTGCCATTGCGTTTCTCCTCTGTCAACCTATCATCCTGTCCCTAAAAAAAGTCGCAGTTTCTTTGGAATATGCAGTTAACCAGCTACGACAATCTTTGCTTTTTTAACGTCAATATGCCCCCACGCTATTTGCCCAGCAAAAATCCGCTCCAAGTCCTTTCTAACTTTTTCAGGGGTTGATTTTGGGTCATCGTCGATAATCGAAATTTCAACTAAGTAAATAGACACTTTTCATTCCTCCTTTCTTTGTTACGCATTCTAAACAAACTACGCCTAATTTTTGGAATGCGAAATATTGCTAGTAACGTCCCATTAAATCACACCAATCACACCATTCATGTACCTCTATGTTCTGAAGTTCATCTGGTGAGATAGCTACTTCACCTGCTTTATATTGTGATTTCCAGTTTTTGAAAAATATATCAAGTGCATCATTAGCGTTAAAAGCAACAACTATATGCCTTCCAGGTGAAGCATCTTCACATTTATACTCAAGAATAAAGCATTTTCTTTTTTCCATATTTGTTATCCCTCCAGAATCCGCTCAATGGCCTTACGAAACTCCAATAAAGTGCCGCATCCGAAACTTTCACAGAAGCGCTTTCCAGCAAACATGCCACAGCAGCCAGCTACTTCTACGTCTATGTCGTACATTACGCCCTTATCTCTGCCCGTAGTCGCTTGTTCTCTTGTTCTAACTCTTCCACTCGCTCCTCCAACCGCGTCCGTTCCTCCAAGGCGGCAGGCCAACCATCTAGCGCTTTCTCCAAAAAATCTAAATGATGTAGCCAAACTCCCAGTCTGTATTCTGTAGGTATCTCAATCAGCAACCAAGGATTTTGGGTAATTTCAACTGCTTTCTCCTTCGCCTGCTGGCACAATTCCCAATCCGCCTGCCAATCCCGTTCAGGCATCGCCTTTTCCCTCCTCCCCGTTCTTCCCTCAATGCGTAACTAACCAGCCACTACAACTTTAGCCTCTTTCACTTCAATAGCCACCCAGGGAACCTGTCCTGTGAGAAGTTTTTTAAAGTCGTCCTTAATTTTTTCTTTTGTGTCATTGTCGTCTGCCAAAATTGATACTGTAACCAAATAAATCATTTTTCGCACCTCCCCTTTGCATAAACTGGCTTGCACAGCTGCTCACGACCTTTTAGTTCCCTCATTGTTGCCCGAGACTGGCAGCCCAATCTGTTCCAGCCCCAAAATCGCATAGCCAGCAATGTCTATAAGCGTATCCGCAAGCGTCTCGTAGTTCGGTGTCCCATGCTGCTCCCAGGTCAGGTGTACTAGGCGTTCAACCTTGTCGGTCAAGCGCACCGCAACACCTTTCAAACCGAAACGATTTATATTGTTTGGCCCATAATCCTGTCGCTTTTTGTGCAAAAGCTCATTGAGTTGAAGGCAGGCCATGCTGATAAAATCGTGTGTATTACTCATAGTTCTTCCGTCGCTCTCACCAGCGTCTCGCCGAATTGCTTGGCCTCCTCGCGATCAAGGATTATCTCGTCTATCTCTACTGTGCGGCCCCTTAACACCCGCCATGCCATTTTGATCCGTTCCCACAGGGTGTAGTCCTGGTGGCCGTGGTACCAGAAACTAAGGTAAATCTCATCGTCGTAGGTGCCATCGTCATTTTGGAACCAACTGATCTCTACGGCATGGACATGGCACTGGCACTTGGCAAACAGGTTCAGTCCCGGCATCTTTTTTCGCCTCCTCTGGTATTGCAAGCAATGCCCGTGGTTTTCCCTCCGCCTCAGACGGATATCCGCGTGGGTAGATCTGGAAATCAATATTTAAGCCAGTCTCTTCCCACAACCAACGTGTTTCAGCTAAGCACGCTTCAGCCCACTTAAACCGACTTTCGCCCCAGTTTCCCGTTTCTCCCTGACGGCACCATTCTTCTGCGGGGCCAAATGTCGTCTCGAAATTCCGTTTATTCATTATCGCTCTCAAGTCTATGTCGCGTGGGTTATCCTTTGTTAACGCAGAACCAACTAAGTAAACAGGGCAACGATAATGCTTTGCCAGCTTTACGCTTACACTCTTTAACATCTTAACAGTCTCCATCCAGTTATGGGGATACACAGTATATGCCATTTGAGGTCCTCCCTTTGCGTGCCCCAAAACAGCTATTCTTGTTGTTCCTGTATCTTAATCCGCCCTTTTTTCATAAGCTCTTTTTTCCATAAAGCGGTATACTCCCAGGCGAGAAGGACCCTCCGTATATCTTCGGTACTTCCAGTCTGCCCGATGCCCTCCTTTTTGTCACATCACACGTCCTCCGGTCTCTTCTTTCGCAAAACTATACCTTTGCCATCCATCAGCAGCTCCACGGTATCGCCTACTCTTAATTTCGCTACTTGCAATACCGACCACGGTACTACTATTGACCCGTCCTCGCGGATGCGGCGCACAAAGCCTGTACGCTTCACTCGCCTTGCAGTAAATCTGTTGTACCAACAGCCCCAGGGGATCATGCCTCTTACCCCCTTACTCACTCTTTTGCTCCCCATACCGTGCTTTATTCGCATACTCCATTCGTAAAACCATACCTTTGTCATTCACCGTTAACTCCACAGCGTCGCCTACTTTTATCTTCGCTACTTGCAATACTGACCACGGTATTTCCACAGACCCATCTTTGCAAATGCGACACACAAAGTCAGTATGCTTCATCTGCTGCTTTGCAGTAAATCTGCTGTACCAAATACCGGCAATAAATGCAAAGACCAAACAGCCCCAAGGGATCATGCTTCTTGCACCCCACTGTACTGCAAATATTCCCTGTACTGGTGCAAAAAGTCGCCCACGTCCAACTGTCGCTGGTGCAGCCGAGCAATTAGAAGGCACCGGAAAAATTCAAGTATAATCTCACATTGTTCTGATGTTAGCACTTTACGCATTGACACGCCCGCCTCGCCACGTGTTTTAGAGTTGTGTCCCGGCAGCACGTTTGGCGGCAGACCATGCTTGCGCCGCCAGCTACAAATAGTGTTATGATAGCAGCCGCACCTGTTAGCTATCTCGTTGTCGTTCAGCCCTTGGCGGTACAGTGCCATTCTTTTGGCTTCTTTTTCGGCACTAAGGCTCATTTCCGTCAACTCCCTGCGGACTGTATGGGCCTAAAAACTCTCACATACCATCCCGCCTTGCGATGAAAACCTGCAGGCTCAACCAGGCTCCAATATCGCCAGGGCTTGCCTAGCTTGGCTTTGGCGTATTGCTCAGCTTCGCGTTTTGTTGGAAACCACCGTGTATCAATTGTCTCTATCAAAGCCATTTGGACCACACCTCAACAGTCCTTTTTCCTTTGCCTCTGTCGGATGCTCGTGTGCCCAGCTATGGCACCTCCAGCAAAGCCAAACTGTATCCCTATCTTTCCCGCCTAGGCTACGGGGCAGAACATGGTGCTTATGGAACGTCCCGTCCGTCCTGCCGCAGCAAGCGCAGCGTCTAATCAACACTTTGCACCGTAACTTTCAGCAACTTGCCGCCGCCGAATGCTAAGAGTTTCAGTACCTCGCCTAACTGCTTGGCGTCGGTATTTAACTTCAAAATAGCCGCCCCGTCCGCATCGATCTTTCCCGCGCCACGGTCGGAAAGTGTAGCGAAGAACTCAATTCTGTCCATTTTGCGCTCTCCTCTTCAGTTTTTCTAAGCTCCTGTCTGATCCAGCAAATTTTGTTGAGCAAACGCAACAAAACTTGGGCGCGCATATTGTTCTTTTCAGCTTCCGCATGACGCAAATCGTCCAGCAAAATATCAATCAAGTCGTCAAGCCACGCAAGGTCTATTCCCACTTTGCGCTCATCACTTCGGCCAGGTCGTTAAACATCGCAAGACGGCGATTGAAATTTAGAAAAACGCTTCCGGTCGGACCATTTCGCTGTTTGGCAACTATAATCTCCGCCTTGCCCTTGTTCTGTTGCTCGTCCGGCCAGTAATAATCACGGCGGTAAATAAACAGCACAAAATCAGCGTCCTGTTCTATATTGCCACTGTCCCTCAAATGCGAAAGCCCGGGCCGTTTATCCAATGTGCTTTCCACGGCGCGATTAAGCTGGGAAAGCACTATGACAGGGACATTGAGATCAAAAGCAATGGCTTTCATGCGCCTGGTGATTTGCCCGATCAACTCATTGCGGCTACTAGTCGTCTTGTCCGGTCGCTCATTTATGCGCTGCAAATAATCAACCACTATCAGGTCAAGGCCCGCTTTGGCTTTCATGCGCCTGGATTTCGCGGCAATTTGCGCCGTGGCAAGCGAAGCAGCGCAGTCCAAATACGCTTCCCACTCCCCGGTTTTCGGCCAGACTTGCCACAGTTTTTCTGTCTCTTCTAGAGAGAACGCCCGGCGGCGCATGACCACAGTATCTATCCCGCCCTCCCACGCCAATATGCGATCAACTAGTTCTGAAGGGGACATTTCTAAACTGAAAAACAGCACGCATTTGCCAGTTTTCGCCGCATTGATTGCAACCTGCAACCCTAAACTTGATTTTCCCATGCTTGGTCTGGCCGCAAGTATGACGAGATTGCCAGGAGCAAAGCCACCAAGTAGCATGTCCAAATCGCGAAAGCCGGTATTGAGCAACTGCCTATTGCCAGCGCCCGCTGAAAGCTCCTCAAGCCTTGTTTCCACCATGCCAGACAACCTGACGGGTTCCGCCGCACCGCGCTGGTCTGCTTTGTTTAACTGCTCTCTGGTCTTTTCCAGAGCTTCCTCCGGCTCGGTACTGCTGTCCTGCGCGAACTCCATTGCGAGTCTGCCAATGCGGAATAGGTGCCGCCGCATAGCATAGCGTTTTATGATTTCAGCGTAAGCCTTCACCTGGCTTGCGCGGAGTGCAATGGCAATAAGGTTGCCCAGGTAAGCCTCGCCGCCCGCTTTTTCCAGCCACTTACGCCGCCTGAGTTCCGCCGCTACGGTCACGGGATCGGCATTTTCTACCGCGAGGCAGGCTCGGTAAATTAACACATGCCTAGCATCGCCGAAATCATCTGGCAAGAGAAAGTCTCGTACTTCCTCCAGCCCCCCCGTCATGGCACATCCCAAGACGGCGCGCTCGACGCCGACATCGTGCAGGAGTGGGCTAAATTGCTCTTTGGTCATGTAAAACGCTCCATTCTGCGTTTATAGTCTGCAAGCTGGTCAGCAAGTTCCTTGTCGTTAAACTCCTTAGGGCTGTCCCTGGCGGCACCATTCTGGCTTTTCTTTTCGTGTATACGGTCAACCACCCAGGTCAAAATAGCCCTGTAATCACTCTTATACCTCCTTCCATGCGCTCCTTTGTAGTTGTCAAGTACCTCAATCATGCGCTTAGTATTGCTCTCTCCAAAGCGATCAATTAGGGCTTGGTACTCTTTTTCAGTCATACTGACAAACTCTGCGTATTTGACTTTTGCTGTCTTCCTTGGCGAAGAACATTGGTCGTCACGTATTGAGTGCCCATTGAGGCATTGGTCGTCGTGCGAGTGGTCTTCACCAATAGGGAGGGATATAGGGGGGGTAATATTTATGCTTTTCTTTTCTTTACTTTTCTTTTCTTTACTTTCCCCCGTTTCTTCGAGGTTTTCTTCTTGGTTTTCTCCTGGGTTTTCTCCTGAGAAAACTAATTCACTTGGGGCATTTTCTTCTTTTTTCCTCCTCCACCGATCACGCATAGCTTGAACTTCTTTAAACCTGCGCTTTATTCCACGGCTGGTAAGCACATGTCTAGCTTCGTACTCGCTACGGTCGAATGCTTCGACATCGAATGCCGTTTCCAACATTTGATTAAATTTTTCTTGGCTTACGCCGATTTTTTTCACTAATGCTGCTAGAATAGCGGGTTTTGAAATGTCCAATTCACCGTCATGGGTGCGGTAGATGCGCTCTAGAGTGATAAAGTAAAAAGCATATCCGTCGTTGCCATGCAATGCCCGCAGTGCCTCAATTTTTTCGTCATTCGAGGCATCTGTATCATGCGGGAAATAGTCCATGCCTTCTTTTAAGGGCCTAGCCACTTACGCAACCTGCCTTAAACAGCCGTAATCTTCGCTGGCCTAATTTCTTCGATCCATACAGCAGCATTATCAATTCCTTCCCGCTTCAAATATTTATTCCAACCCGTGAGGAATTCCGTAAGCGCCCCCTCAACAAACTCCACGTCTGTATCATTCATAAATACCAAGTCTAGCGTTATCTTAAATGCTTTAGACATATCACTCGCTTGCCCCCTTCTTAAATGGTAATCTCCTGAACATGGAAAATCTGGTCATCAAATTTGGCGCAATCGGCACACAGGAACGCCCTTTAAGACGCCCCTGCGCTCTCCTGCGCTGCCGCTTTCTCCAGCACCACTGCTTCTTCAATGTATGCCAGCAAATCATCCAGATCTTGCTGGCTTTTTACCACTTCGTTCAGGCTGTTGAACTCAGTCTGAAAAAAGTCCTTAGCATGTGTCCGAATTTGCTCGTCTGTTAGACCAAGCCCTCTCTTTGCCGGCAACCCCTTGGCCCTGCTCCAAAACATAGCCCAATTGATATAATTTGACTGCGTCTTTTCGCGGCCCTGACCCTGCTTGCGTGTCTTCTGTGAAGACTGTGACGGCTGCTGCGTTTTATTATTAGCTGGTGCGCTACTCCTCTGACCGTCATCGTCTTCGTCTTCAGCGCACATTCCTACCATTGCGGCAAGTGCATAGCGCCGACCGTAAGTTATAGCTGATCCTACAGCCTGCGGGTCAGCTTTTGCTGGCGTAAGCCGCAACTGGCCGCTGATCCATTCGCCGCTCTCGTGTAATAGGACGGTTTTTATAATTACTGACCCATCCTCACTTTCTGGGATTTGCACCACCGACAAGCCATTCTCCGTCAACGGCTTGCGACAGTTTTCCCATACTGCCGCCAAATCTGCATATTTGCTCTTAAAGAAAGGATTTTCCAGGTCTTTTTTCACTGGTCTCATGGACGCCTGCGCTTTCACAAGTGCTTTTGCGAGTTCGCCGATAGTTTCGGAACTTTCCACCTACTCCACCTCCTTACGCAGGTAGTAAATCTGGAGGCAATGGTAGAAAACTTGCCAGTAGGCTATGAAATTAGTTATTTTCTTAACGTCAAATCCTTCTATTTCATCGCGTCCCACTCTCAAAATTTGTGCTGCATCCACCTGGTAACCATGTTCTTTTAGTAGCTGCCAGTAAGCCCCTAGCTGGTAAAGCATTTCCGGGTAAATAGCCTTACTGGTCTTAATGTCGAGCAAAGTCAGCGTGCCATCGATTATAGCCAAGCAGTCCAGGGTGCCTCCATATTGGTGTCGCTCAGACACCAAAGGCTCCTCTACCAGCACTGGCTGGATTTTCTTGTCTTTTTTCCACTCCAGGTAACTTATGACGGCATTTTCAGCCCTGTCGATCGTTTCAGGGCTGTAGCCAGTAAGGTCAGGCTTTCTGCCGCCCAGATCAGCCGCGATTAGCTCGTGCGCTAAAGTACCGACATCCGCAGCAGCGTCCCGGTGTTTGCGGTAATCTACGCCGTCAACGCCTAACTTCCAGGCCCAGTGAATTAGGGCCGGCTTAGCCAGTATACCCAAAACTGTGGTAACGCCAGGCACCTTTTTGCCGTTGACCAATACGTATTGCGTGTGTATACTGGTGCGACTGAACTTTTCAGCGGTCGCGCTTCTCATTTTTACCTCCCCCGCAGCGACAGCACTACTAACAAAATTAGCACTGCCGCTGCTATGAGCTTGATTACCATGTTTACCACCACGGGTATTCGTAGTTATACTGTTCTGCGCACGCTTCAGAGCAGAACCCCAGCAATCCCTCAGGCGTGTCGGCTTCTATGCCCTCGTATAGCGGAATATAAGCCATGCACTGCGGACAGTACATTTCGGCCTTGCACTCGGATTCCATTTGTGCTACACTCTCCTTAGTGAGTTTTTTCAGCGGCCAGCAAACTAGCTGGCTCTTTCTTTTACCAAGACTGCCTCGACCGGCATCATCTTGGTGCGCTGTAGTAGCTGGCCCCAGAATTTCTTGAGGTCTTTTGGTGTAAACAGCGCCTCCACTTTCACGCCGCCAATAGTCGCGGTCGCCCGGATTGGATAGTCGTCAACAATAGAAGTGCTGATTGTTAGCGGTGCATCAGTTTGCATGAGGACTTCGCGTGGCACATGCACTACGCCGTCCCGCCAACTCTCCCATTGGAACTCAAAATCAATCGAAAAAGCTGCGGTCATTTTTGCTACTTCATGCGCTACTTCGCGCATTCGCGCGAGGGCGAATTCTAGTCTTTCCTGTTGCATTTTCTTACCTCCTCGCGAGATACATCCACACCTGGGCTACTACCACCGTCGCGGCCAGAGCGATCAGGACGCGGACTGCCCACTTCGTTACCGGGTCCATCTCCGGCGCTTCCGCCTGCCGCAGCGCCCAGTCTGCGGCGGCGTCCCAGGCGCGCACTGCGTTACGCCATGTCATTGTCATCGCTCCACTCGTTTGGCTCCCACCGGGCAAAAATTTCTCCACAATCTACACAGGCAAGCGTGCTTAAGTCTCGCTTGCTGAAGAGGTTTTGCCGTTGTGTGCGGATGTACAGCAGTGCGTGTTCCCTGCCGCACCGAGGACAGCTGTCCAGCACCCGCCGGGCATGGATAACTGGCACGGTGCGACCGCCCAGGTTT